ATGGTGCAGTAGCAACTGATGATATCGTAACTCTTAAAGATACTTTTATAGACAAACAATCAGAATCAGATGAGGCAAGGCTAGATAGACTTAATGGTGCAGAGGCCGCACATGAGAGACTAAAGAAAAAACTTGAGGTAGCAGCTGAAGGTGCAGGTTTTATATTAGGTATACCTCTAGCATTTAGAGGCGCAAAAGAAGTTATCTATGGAACCACAGACTTACTGGCTCCTCTTGGATCAGTGGTGGCCAAGGGTGCTGTTGGTGCAACCAAAGCATTAAAGCCTGGAGAGTTACAGAAAACTGCATTTGATGCTAATCAAAGCGTCTTAAAAAAATGGTTTACTTTTGCAGGCGATAGGCCAGATGAGTTTGTTGCTCAAACCATGGCCGCTAAAACATCACAAGTAAAAGCTATGCAAGATCAAGTTGATACTGCTTTCGATCAAATAGTTAAAACTGCACAAAGAAGTGTTGATTCAGGAAGAATGAATCAAACCAATGCACTAGCTTTATCTAGGAGCATAGAAGATTATATGTTTCCAAGAGTAAGAGTAGACTATCAATCGCCTAACTTATCTCGTGCAGAAAAATTACAAGAGGCTAGAAGAATACAAAGAGAAGCTGAATCTAATATTAAAAATTTAGAAAATCAATACATCGATTATAAAGGATTAGGTTTAGAAGGAGGATTAAAAATATCCACCTTGTTAAAAAATAACAGAGATCTTTTTGATACATACTCAAATCAAATATTAAATTACAGCGATGAAACCGCAGATGGATTTATGCATTTGTTTGTGCCTCAAGAACTCAGAGAGATCATAGCTCAAAACGCAGGCTTGTATGGAACTAGAGCCTATCGTGCTGTTCTTGATAAAGGTTTTAAAATGCAACCAGAGTTTCAAAATCTTGCAATAAAAGAAATACAAGAAAATTTTGGTGTTGACAGACAAACAGCACAAAGAGAATTGTTTGAATTGTTTAACCCCGGACCAAAAAATAAAAATGGTTTTGATTTTGAAACTAATGAAATGTTAATGGAAGGTTTGCAAAGAGAGAAAGGTATTCTCAAAGGTAGACAGTTAGATAACTTACCTCAAGTAAGAAGAGCATTAGGAGAAACAGCAGGCTACTTACAAACAGATTGGAAGAAAGCTTTAGCTAACACAAAACTTACAGCAAATGTAACTTCACAAAAACTATCTAATCTTATTGGCAAGACAGAAATGTTTAGTCAAATAAAACAATTAGATGAACTTTCTAATAAGACAGGCGGTGTTAAATTTTTAAAGCCAAAAGAATTTGGTATAGATCCAAACACAGGAAAAGCTCAAAAAGAATTAGTGGACTACGATGCTCAAGGCAACGCAATACTCTTTAAACAATTTGATGAAGATGCTGGAGCTTTAGCTGGATCATATGCTAGAAAAGATATATTCGATTCTTTGATGGGAGCAACAGCAGATATGAAAGCTCAATGGCCTGTGTTGGGTAAAATGTATACAGGATTTTTAGCAGTCAAAGCCGGATCACAATATGGTAAAACAGTTTTATCTCCAGGTGCACAAGTAAGAAACTTTACCAGTATTCCATTCTTTTCATTATTAAATGGCAATCTTGGAAACACAGGAAGATTTGTAGATGCAGTGCAAACTAGCTTTGCAGGACTTTTTGATCCAAAGAAAAAAATATTAAATAAAAATTCTATACAAGAACTTATGGAAGAGGGCATCATGCAAAAAGGTGGTGCTCAACTTGGTGAAACATTAGAACTAGCAAGACTTGCTGCTGAAAGGAGCGGACTGGTTGCTAAAGCTGGTGGCGTTGTGGATAAAACTGGCATTAGATTTTTTGAAAAAGCTTATGGTATGACTGATGATGCTGGTCGTGTTTTTAATTATTTAAACGAAAAAGATAGAATGCTAAAAGCATTTGTAAGAGCACCAGATGGGGCAGTGCCGATTGAGTCTGCAAAAAATATAACAAAGTTTGCAGATTTAATACAAGGATCTCCAAGCACTGGAGCAGTTATTAAACCTAAAGATATTATTGAAAGGTATGGTAATGAAGCTTTAGAACAATTTGCTAGATCGGAAGCAGGTGAAATTACTTTGAACACAGTGCAAAACTATCAAAGAGTTGTGCCTGGTGTTGGAGAAATAGTAAGAAGATCTCCTTTTGGTAACTTTGTTGCGTTTCCAGCTGAGATTATAAGAAACACCACCAATGCTGTGAGCAGAGGCATAAAAGAATTAGCAAGTGATAATCCAGAACTACAAAAAATTGGCATGAGAAGACTCACTGGAGCTGTAGCAACTACCATGGCTATACCTACAGGCCTCACAAAACTTGGCACAAGTTTGACAGGAGTCGATGAAGAAAAGATCGAAGCATACAGAAGATCTTTCGCAGCACCATGGGATAAAACAGGAACACTGGTGCCATTAGCTTCAGACAAAAATGGCAATCCAACTCAGTTCTTTAACTTTAGTTACATGAACCCATATGATTATTTAAAACGTCCAGTGACCAGAGTATTTCAAGAAGTTGCAAATGGAAATAGAGATGAAGAATCACTACAAAAAATATTAATGGATTCATCTTTTGGTGTGATAGGAGAAATGGGTAAAAGTTTTGCAGAACCAGCGTTATCTGCTAATGCTGTGTTTGAAGCTTTTGGAGGAGAGACTGGCACTGGTAAAAGAATATGGGGAGCAGCTGATTCACCAGGCGATAGAGTAGCCAAAGGTTTTTATCACTTTGCAGATACTATCTTACCAACCATCAGTCCGTATAGGATTACCGCAGATGAGTTTAGTGGCAAACCTTTGGGTGTTGCTCCACCAGAACTTACACCTAAAAACTTTCCTAGATCTATATTTTCTAGCACCAATAAACAAGGAGACGATCAAAAAGTATTAGACCGCATGGGCAATGAAATAGATGTTGCTGAAACTTTAGTGCAAGCTTTTAGTGGTTTTAAAGTTGTAAAGCCTCAGATAAACAGATCATTAAGATATAGAGGTTTTGAGGCCAACGATGCTATAAGAGATGCAACAAATCAATTTAATAGATTATTAAGAAGCACAGATAGAAATACTGCTGAACAATACTTGCAAGGATATATAAATCAAAACGAAAAAAGATACAGAGTTTTAAGAGATTTATATACATCTATAGAAGATGCAAGAACGCTTGGTTTGTCAGAACAGCAAATAGAAAAAGAATTAAAAGATGCTAAGGTTGCTAACTATAAAGATGTTATGAGAGGAATATTTAGACCAATAGATGTTAGCAGAGATCTTGCAACCGCTGCTGAAACAGGACAGCTAACAGGAGTTCCTCAACCAGTTAGCAAAGGAATGTTTGATGCTGCTAAAGAAGAGTTAGGCCAGGGTTTAACAGGCCAATACTTAACACCAGACATAAGAAGAGAAAGAGCTAGACAAGTTCTTAGAGAAGAAGAAGAAAGAAAACTAATAGGCACACCCTAGAATATATCTATTACTAGCTCACATCTTGGATCGTCTTTGTCCACTCCACCAAAACTATAGACCACTTCTTTTATTTGTTTGAAGTCATCATCTTGTATGATCCCAGCTTTAACCAAAGCATCACAAGCAAACTTATCTATAACTGAACATGGATTGCTTATGTCAAGTCGCCTGTTACTTCTAGCGTAGTAGGTGTATGTCAATCTAACTGGCTCTGTAAACTTAGGTAAGTCTTGTATCTCTGGTAAGAGATCATCTGAGTATGTCTTCTTTGCTATAGATAAAACTCTGTAATGAGCATTGCGATAGTTGTTAAGGTTTAGGATAAACTTTTTTTTCTTTGAATAATAAACATCCAAAGATAATTTAATCTTCACTAGAACGGAGCCCCGGTATCTACCCATGGCCTAATCTTTTGTATCGTGCCATCAAACAAATGTTTTATCTTATTGTATTGCTCTAAAGCTTCTTTCGGAAAGCCACTGTTGATAACCTCTATCAACTCTTTGCTAGAATAAAAATTATCTTCTTTAGAATGTTTGCCTTCCGGGACATTAACAAATCGCATACCATCTTTCTCGTAAATTACTATGCTGTCGTCCTTTTCTATGCAGTGTGCTGGTATAAGTTCTGGAATGTAGTTGTGATTTGCACAACCTGTGGTCTGTCTTTTCTTACTTATTATCCTATTATCTTTAGAGCAAACCCAATTACCACTTTCAATATCAGCGTTAGAAAAACGACACGATCTACAATGTAACTTACTTGGCAAAGACCTACCTAAATAAGCAGACTGTTGCTTTGGAGTCATGTAGCTGCGTATTCTGTAATCTGTCTCAGGTATGTAATTATCTGGTGGAGCGTCAGCTAACAGTATATTCTTGGCTTTGTCCATAAACATACTGAACTTCTCAAGATCAAAGTCTATGACTTCTGTGTATAAAGCTGAATTGTTTTTGTTGTAAACAATAACTATGCAATGACTTAACTTAAACAAACCCATATACAAATGTATTTGAGCATCATATTCTGCTGACCAATCACAATAGCTACCTAACTTTTCTAGTTTATTAAAACGATTTTCATTGGCTGTCTTAAACTCTAGTAGGTATGGTTTGTTTTCTTTTAAGCCGGGTAAATCTTTTGCTACACCATCTATATGACCTTTTACATGGCCACCAAAAGCTTTAGTCTCAAACTGATTACCATTCTTATCTACGTCATAGATCTTCGCGCCAGGTATCTTTCTTAACTTTTTAATTAGATCTTCTTCAACCACATTACCTAGATCCAACAGACGCAATACTCTTGGTTCCCAATCATCTGGCATCAGCCATCGCCAACGCAACCACAATAGCCT